AGAGCGCGGACGACGTCGACTCGGACATGCGCAAGTACGAGTCGAGCTACATGGAGCTTCGCCGTAGCATGGAGACTGCGGCAGAACAGAAAAACGAAAGGAGATAGAGATGGACATAAAGATGGACAAGATAGACGACTTCGCGCTCGACCAGAGCGTCAACAGGATCGACAGTCTGCTGAACGACATCCGGTTCCTGTCCGCCGAACACGAGGAGTTTGGGGTCGAGACAATGGCGGTAAGCGCAATGCAACAACTCGAGACAGTCAAATACATCATCAACGAGGCAAGAAAGGAAAAGGCGGAATGAATACAAAAGCACGCTGCATACGCAGGAGGACCTACAATCAGGGAAGCGAGCCGCATCCACGCAAGGTAACCATCCGCGTTACCGAGTGCATGTCAAACAGAGTCGCATCGCTACAGGGGCTCATGTATAAATACGGAAGGCGCGAGACGCTATCAGAGCTGTTTGAGAAGGTGATGTTCCCAGCCCTACAAGAATACGTGAAACCATACGTAGATCGTTCCAAGGCAGACAGGGAGGCACAGAAGGAGGTGGAGGCATGAACGGACTTATGAACGTCAAGTACCCCGTCAACAACGACAGGAGGTGCCACAGCCGCATATACATCCGGGACTACCTCGGCGTAAAGGACGCCGACGGCAACGTGATACTGAACGTCAACAGATATGCGTTCGAAGGAAAGGATAGAAATGAGAAGCGCATGCGTGCAATAGCATTCGCAAGCGCGCTCGTCGATTTGCTGAACAGCCACATGAAAAGAAAGGTGCGAATATGACACACCCCTGCAACCACTACTCGTGCTGCGAGAATTACCACGGCGAGTGCTATGGCGGCGGGTGTAAATTGAACCCCGAACCGAGTGAGGAGAACGAAAACACACAGGAGGACTAACAATGACTGACAACGAGACAATCGCGGACATAATCGCGGAGATGCGCGGCATGGGCAATTACCAGCGATACAGCGGCGACCATGCCCGTGTATTAGCTGACCGCCTTGAAGCGGCGCACAGGCGCGAGCGCGGCGACTGCGCGAAGTTGCGCGAGGCGCTAAAAGCAATAGGCGGCCTATGCACTGGACTGATGCCAACCTGGGACGGCGCGATTGGGCGGATTAAAGACATAGCAGAAGCCGCCCTCTCCGCCCCGCCGCGAAACTGCGACAGGTTCGCCACGGTGGACGAGGCGCGCAAGGCGCACGAGGAATACCGCGGGGACTACATAATGCGTGCAAGCAACATATTCGACTTCCCGATGGAGTTCGAGGCGTGGCTCTTCGCCCCCGCGACGGAGAAGGAAGGAGGCGCGAAGTGAGGCTGTGCGAATTTGCTACAACATCCAGCAAGGGGACTTGCGGCAAGGAGCTTTTCGCATGGGCGCGGTATAAGCGCGGCGATGTTCCAGAGCCCGGTGAGTTCGCATACATCGACGGGCGCGTCAAGGTAAAGTTCCCGAACGCGGAGCTAGTGGAAATGCGCAGGAGGTTTGTGCCCGCAAGCCCAGCCGAGCCGACAGAGGTGTGGTGGGAATACAAGTGGATCGTGTTCAACAGAAGGGAAGGAGGGAAAGAATGAAGCCGGAAGAAGTAGGATGCGACTATCATCCAGATGGTTGGCGCGTTTATGTGATTGAGGATAAGTTAGCTGGATACTTTGCAGGGTTCACGGACAAATGCGCTCCGGGCGACATACCAATGTTCTGCCTTACAATCGACGGCGCAGTCAAATACGACGCCTTCCGCGATCTGTCCGCACGGGAAATAGCATTAGCTATACGCGACCGCTATGTCCCAAGAGGGAAAGTGCTGGCCTACAAGCGGCACGAAATTTTCCCAGAGCAGTATAGGAAAGGAGCAAGATAAATGACAGTCATCAGACCAACCGACAAGGCGCGGGAGTGGCTTCGCAAGGAGCATCCAGAAGTGCCGTGCTCAAGGTGCGCGTACTGCGGTGCCATAGGCGAGCGGGATTGCATCTGCTACGACAGCACAATGTCCGCGCTGATGCGAATCCCGTATTCAATAGGCCCTCAGTCATGTGGGTTTAAGTGGGAGCTCAAGTCTGCTGCGCAAGAGGCGTACGACCGTATGACATACATGGGAGGAATCAAGGACCTCCCTCCCATGGTGCAGGATGCGTACGCCATACTGCAAGAGGGGCTTGAACACGAGCGCAAGATAAGGTTCCATAACGAAAAGGAAGGAGGCGACAAGTGAAAGGTATAACGAAACTAAAGCCATGCCCATTCTGCGGATCGGAAGCGTACCTTGAAAAGGTGAGAATACAATCTGATGACACAATGTGGTTTGTCATACATTGTAGCGCCTGCGCCGCAATGATGGATTTTATGAACGACGACATACTCAGGAACAAGGACGACGCGGGAAATTCAGTTTTCGACATAGAAGATTTCTACGAGGCCGTAGAGGAAGCTATCGCGTCGTGGAATGAAAGGATAACAGAAGGAGGCACAAAGTGAAGTACAGAGCGATATCAGGACATTCCAACAAAGAACTTCACCTCGTCATGGAGTGTAGTGGTTGCGGCATCAACCTGCGGACATACATCGACGCGATTGAAAAGCTCAAGTTGAAGTATTGCCCCGAGTGCGGGCGCAAGCTTGTACAGCGCAGGCCGTCAATCTCCTACGCGAAGATTATTGATATGCTCAACAAGGAAGGAGGCGCGAGGTGAAAACCTTTTGGGGAGACAACAATAACGACCTCGCCGTTGACAAGGCGACGCCGCATCTCATCAAGATGCTCGCCCACTGCCAGGCCATACTCGACGAGTGCGACAACGTGACCGACGGCGAGCTCTCTGATGCGCTGAACACCATAGACATCATGGACAAGCTCATGGATATCGTCGCCGCTGTAAGGGCGTACTGCAAGGACCGGGAAGAGGAGTTCAAAGAACAAGAACAGGAAGGAGAAAACAAATGAACAACTCGACAACAACCGAGGAGACGAACCACGTCTTCAACATCCTCAAGCACTACTCCCACGCGAAGGAGAAGCATCCGTACTTCTGCGACTGCTTAGATCCATACGGAAGGACAATGCCTGGTTGTGGTGTGGCGCAAACTCTTGAATATGTGCGAGAATGCAACAAAAAGAGTATTGATAGAGGAGATATTGGATGGAACAATCTTCTTGAATGTGAGATATGGGAAGTGTTTGAAGCACTGTCTCGCAACGATAAGGAACAAGCCATTGAAGAACTCTACGACTGTGTTTCCGTCTGCCTTCGCACCATCGACGTGCTTGAGGGGCGGCAGAAACTCGGTAAACCCGAGACGAAGGGAGAAGCGAAATGATGATAGCAGACTCGTTTACATGGCCCGACGTCGTCGCCGTCGCAGTCATCTTCGGATCGTGCGTCGCGTCGATCCTGATATTCGCAAAGGATAACGGAGGTGGAAAATGAGCGTATTCGACCGTGACCTACTAACCGGAAAGACGAAGGTGGAAACTTCCATTGCACGCATAAGGTCGTTCTGCGCGGGGAAGAAAACCCTCGTTGCGTTTTCCGGCGGCAAGGATAGCCAATGCTGCTACCACCTTTGCAAAGCAGCTGGCATAGACTTCGACGCGCAGTATTCGATTACGCGGTTTGAGCCGCCTGAGCTAATGCGGTTCATCCGCGAGAACTACCCCGACGTGACATTCCGCAGAGCATACAAGCGGTCGCTTGTCGAAGAGATCGGCGACATGGGACTTCCGAACCGTTGGTTTCGTTGGTGCTGCGCCGCGAAACACAGGAAGACGCCCGGCTTTGATATTGCCGTAATCGGCGTGCGTTCGGCGGAGAGCGCAAGGAGAGCGAGCAACTGGCGCATATTCGGCCAGAAGAAAGACAGATCGTTCTACGTCTGTCCAATATTCGACTGGACGGACGCGGACGTGTGGGAGTATTTGAATGGCCTTGGCGTCCCGCACTGCAAACTCTACGACGAGGGATTTACGCGCATAGGGTGCGTATGCTGTCCGCTCGCGCCTACCAAAATGCGCCAAGACGCGGAGCGTTGGCCCAAGACCGCGAATATGTTATATCTCGGACACTGCAAGAACTGGGAGAAAGCTGTCGCAGCTGAAGGCAAGACGACGCGCGGCAAGCCATACAGGATGCTCGAATGGGGATCGCCACGCGCCTCTTTCGAGCATTGGCTGGATACTGGCATGACTATGAAGAGCAAAGATATTTTAAACGACGAGCCGTGTCTGTTTGCGGGAACTGGATTTTCTGAAAGCGACGGCTCGGAAGAAGGAGGCGGAAGATGATGCTGGCATACGACATGGAGAGGGTGAATGTTGCCGCGCTCGAGACTATACTCGCAGTCGACAACTTGTGCGTCCACGACATCCCCGACGAGGCGCGGCGCATAGTCGAGAGGCTTCGCGACGCATGCGCGGAATGCGCCGCAAGGCTCGATCCGTTTCTCGACGGAAAGGAGGTCGCCGAATGAGATACAGGGGAGTCAGGTTCTCCGACGTCCGCCGAGAGTTGATCCGCAATGGATTCACAGTCGACAGCCAGAAGGGCTCGCATGTCAAGTTCGTCAGAGACGGCAAACACCTCGTCGTCACCAACACGAACAGCGGGGTGAACATGATGGTGTGGCGGAGGCTGAAAAAGGAGCACGGGATAAAATAGGCAGTTGACGCGACTGAATAATATATGGTATAATACACCACAGATAAGGAGATACACTACTATGGAAGGTTTGCCAATAAACGCGACGGATACGCTCAGGGAGTTCCAGCGGTGGCTGTCGAGGAGCGGGTACAAGTACCCGATGGTCGGATGCAAGGTGAATGCGTCTGACATACAGGCCGCTGTCAAGTTCGCCATATCCGCGACAGGATGCGTCATCGAGAGGAAGCACCTCGCGTCGCTGGTCGAGCTTGCGCGAATCGGGGCAGCGAACGTACTGCACACGAAAAGCGCGCCGTGCATAACAGCCGCGAAGAAGGTCCTAAGGAGGATGCCGGAATGTCGAGACACGGAAAGCTCGCAGACGATTCCGCAAGGCTGAACGTCGTGCTCCCGAAGCCGATGTTCGGAAGGCTGGAGGAGGCCAAGCGCGCGCTGAACGCGGTGTCCACTTCGGACGCCGCAAGGGTGTGCATCGAGTACGGCCTCCGCAGGGTTGAGTGTATAAAAAAGAAAGGCAAGTAGTAGACATGGAAAACGCGATTGAGAGAGTGATTGCTCACAAGGCCGTAGTTGACAAGTACGGCGACAGGCTCCCCACCATAAGGGAGAAGCTGCTTGAGGCACACAAGCTCGACTGCCTAAACGACCAGCCGATTCCAGACTGGGCGATACAGATACTGAAGGACCCGACGGTCGGGTACAGGACGCGCATACGGATCGTGATGACGCACCAGTTCGACATTACTGGCGTGTCGCCGTCATGGCGTTTCGTGTCCCCAAAGGACATGAGGGAGGCGCCCGAGCGTCCCGCGTCCAAGGAGCTTGTCGAGTTCCGCAACGACAAGGCGAAGAAGGCGAATGAGATCATCAACAGGATGAACGAAAGGGAGGCAAAATGATAACGTACGAATTCGAGGGATGGGTCCACAGGGTCAACAGACAGAGCTGGGGCACAGAGGTGGTTGTGCGCGCCGATGCCGACGAGTCCGCCGTGAGGTTCAAACAGCACATGCTGTTCTTCGCGTCGCGCAAATACGCCGACAGGGTTCCGCAGGACCTCGACGTAAACGACAAGGTGAAGGTGAAGTTCATCCCGATCCTCGAGGAGGGAGTGTCTGAGAAGACCAAGCGCGCCTATTCCATCAACAAGATGATGATTATGGAGCTTTCCGTCGAGGAGAAGATCGTGCCGCAGGGAAGCGGCGACGAGCAATCAGGCGGAGAAGAACTCCCGTTCTGACGGACGGGGCAACAACACAAAGGAGAAAAACCATGAGCAAGAGAGTAAGGAAGCCGCTCACAGACGAGCAACGCAAGGCGAAGCGCGAGCGCGACCGCAGGTACCGCGCCGCCAAGAAGGCGGCAAAGGCCAAGGCCGCGAAGAAGGAAGCGCCGAAGACGGCGAAGCCCTCCAAGGTAAAGGTGTCCGGCCTCATGATGAAGGTCAAGCTCGGCAAGGAGAAGCCGCTCGACGTCAAGGACCGCCGCATGTTCGCCGCGTACCTTGCGTTCGTCGCGCTTGTGGACTTCATCAAGAAGACGATCTAAAACCAATACGGCGGGCGTGCGGGAGGGTTTCCTATGATTTTCCGATTGCCGCACGTCCGCCTCTTTCAGTCTATGTACTTCATAGGAATAGACCCCGGCAAGTCAGGGGCGATTGCCGTGATAGACCACGAGGGGTTCGTGTGGCGGACATGCGTTTTCGACGAGCGCGAGTACAGCATGGCCCTAATGGAATGCTCAGATGCCTCCGGATCGAAGGCCGTACTCGAGCATGTCGGCGCAATGCCGGGGCAGGGCTCGGTGTCGATGTTCAACTTCGGGTCCAACTTCGGATTCATCCGCGGCCTGCTGACCGCATACGAAATCCCGTACGAGCTCGTTCGTCCGCAGAAGTGGAAGCGCATGTTCTCCTGCACGAGCGACAAGAACACCTCGGTCGACGTCGCCCAGAGGCTTTTTCCGGACGTAGACCTCCGCAGGACGCCAAGATGCTCGAAGCCGCACGACGGCATAGCGGAGGCATTGCTGATGGCGGAATACTGTAGGAGAGCCAACCTGAACAGCATACCCCATCAATAGGGTATCCATAGGGTATCGATACCCACTGTAAGGTTAGGTAATGTAATATATATATATTATTTAGATGGGCATGAACAAGGACCAAGAGCCAACAACATTGGGTAAGGTTGACGTGCTGTACATTGTCGGCAACGGTTCCATAAACAACAACGCCGAGCTGATGTACTCGCTCAGGATGCTTTCGTCCTATGCCTGAATTCAGGACTTAGCCGTTCGGGAATATGGTATAATACACTCAAAGGAGAAACATCATGACCGACGTACTGATACAGATCGAGATAGTAAAGTGGCTGGCGAAGGACATGCACTACCGCTCGTACGACGAGTGGTTCTACGCGCTCCACCTCCTCGCCGACAAGATAGACTTCGGCAACGCCGAGGACGACCTCAAGGAGGCGTACTACCTCGGAATGAAGGAGACGCTTCCGCCGACCGAGGAGGAGATGCACGCGGCAGCGGTCGCGAAGATAGGCATCACAAGGTCCAAGAGCAACCTCGAGCTCATAGAGGCCCTGCACAATGCGTGCGACGACGGGCTGTACATGATCGAGGAGGCGAAGAAGGAGCCAACGATGTTCGCCGGGGTGCATGCCATCCTCGACGGGATATCGCAGAAGCTCCTCGTAGTGAAGGGCCTGTGCTGGAGGTCGCTTACCCATGCAGGAACAGACGACAGGGCAGAGTAGCGCGGTCGTTGCAATTCCGCACGACAAGAGGGACAAGATCATCAGGATGCTCGTGTCCGGCGAATTTCCCGTGGACGCGGACATAGCGAAGGAGTGCGACGTCCCCGTCGCGGTAGTCGAGCAGCTTCTTAAGTCGGACCCTGAGCTGGCGGAGTGCCGCAGGCAGTCTGAGCGGCAGATGGCGCAGCTCATCGAGCAGTCGAGCGCGAGGCTCGCCATAAACGGTCGCAACGAGATAGCCCGCCAGAAGGCGCAGGAGTTCATGCTTAAGAAGCTCATGCCCGAGAAGTACGGAGACGACGCATCTGTGAACAAGTCGAGCAGGTCAATAAAGCGCATCCTGTTCGTCAAAAGCCTGCCGACCGTGGAGGTGGACGAGAACGGGATTCCGGTGGCGCATTCCCGAAGCCCGCTTGAACCGCAGGCGCTGGAGGCCAAGTGATGTACATGCCGAATACCGTGAGGGCCGACGCGATGTTCGACCAGCTGATGGACACGATGAAGTCCGCGCCCAAACCCACGGTCGGTCCGCAGAAGCCGCAGGCATCGCAGAAGCAGATAAGCCTCACCGACCTGTGGCAGCCGGCGTTCAACTCGGTGTGGAACGAGATACACCCGTTCGTGTACGGCAAGGAGAACAGGGGAGACGAACCCAAGTGCATATACGACGAGCTGTTCCTTCAGGGCGGACGAATGTCCGGCAAGTCGTACTTCGCCTCGGTGATAATCTGGCTCGCGCTCGAGAACGACGAGATGAAGAACGCAGTCGTCATACGAAAGGTCGGATCGTCGCTCAGGAAGTCGTGCTGGAAGCAGATGATGAAGGTCAGGAAGCGCCTCGAGCTCTTCCACTGGGAGCCCAACAAGACCGAGATGACGTTCACGAACAAGCGCACGGGACAGCAGATATTCTTCGTCGGGCTCGACGACGAGGAGAAGGTGCGCTCAATCACGGTCGAGAAGGGCTACATCTCCATAGCGTGGTTCGAGGAGGCGAAGCAGTTCCACAACATGGAGGAGATAGACCAGGCCGTCTCCTCTCTCCTTCGTGGCGGAGCCGACGACGACGAGATGAACGGCGACAACTGCGACGAGGAGGGCGACATGGAGTACATGACGATCCTCACGTACAACCCGCCCAAGTCGAACTTCGACTGGATAAACAGGGAGGCTAAGCTCGGCAAGATAAAGGCGAACAGGCTTACACACAAGTCGACGTACCTCACGATGCCGAAGAAGTGGCTCGGGTCGAAGGCGCTGAACGAGATCAGGATGATGAAGGAGAACAAGCCGACGCAGTACAAGCACATGTACCTCGGCATGGTGACTGGCACGGGCGGGGAGTACTTCAACAACATAACGATTAGAAAGATTACCGACGAGGAGATCGCCGGATTCGAGTACTTCAACATGGGCATCGACTGGGGATATTCCGACCCGAACGTGTTCCAGAAGACGTATATCCGCGACAGGAGGATGTTCATCTTCGACGAGATATACCAGAAGGAGCTCCCCGAGAACGGCGAGAACAAGTACGAGGCGTTCGCGAGGGAGGTCAAGAAGCATACCGCAGACTGCCCCGACGATCCGATATACTGCGACGCGCAGGGCAAGGCGGAGGCGGAGATACTGCGCGGAAAGAAGTTCAACATCCCCGTCGAGTTCGCCCCGAAGCAGGGTCCGAACGGGCGCAAGGAAGGGTATGCGTACCTGCAAGGGCTTCTCGAGATAATCATAGACCCCGAGAGATGCCCTCACGCGGCGAGCGAATACCAGTCGTTCGAGTCGAAGCTCGCACCGGGCGGGCGCGGATGGCTTGACGAGCCTGGCACTTCGGGCGACCACTCCCCAGACTGCTCCCGATACTCCGAATGGCTGAACATAAAGAACTCCGAGTACAACGAGGACGAAGACGACGAAGCCGGCATTCCGGAGGACGCCGATTCGTTTGACGACTACGAAGACGATTCGTTCGACGACGACGATTCCGGCGTTGACTTCGGAGACGAAGATTTTGTATAATCTTGAACAGAGGTAATGCCATGACACCAAGAAAGACATCCAAGAAGGCAAAGAGCCGCACGCGATCCCACGAAACCGTCGAGTCGATGATCGACAGGAAGATCAGGGAGATGAAGGAGTCCGGGTATCTCGACGCCGTAGAGGAGCTCGGGGAATCCGAGATAATGGAGTCTATAAACACGACCGCGAAGATACCCGTCAACAAGGATGAAACAAGCTCGTTGAAGAAAACGAGGTTCGTCGCGGACTCCGCGCCGCAGCAGCAGCCGACGGTCGAGTACAACGGGCCGATCCCGCTCGGGTTCAGGTCCGTTCCGCCTTCGCACCTGTTCGGGCTCAGGGGTCCGATGGGCAGGGCGCTCAAGCACTTCGGGGCGCGCAACTTCTACCTCGGCGACCAGATAAACGCGTGGTTCGACCAGAACTGCTTCGTCAACAAGGCCGACACGATGCCCGGGGAGGACGCCGTCGCCGCGGGCTACGAATTCACCCCGAAGGGCAAGAAGGACAAGAAGCTCGTCTCCGAGCTCACCGACCTGTTCACGTCAGAGTCGTTCAACCTCGACGAGACGATGACGATGTTCGACCACAACAAGAGGTGCTTCGGCGCGGCGGTTATGGTCCCCTGCTTCGCAGATGACGTGGACATGTCCGTCCCGCTCGTAGACTACTCGCAGCTGCGCGGCAAGACGTTCCTCGGGTGGTCCAACATAGAGCCGTACTACCTCTCCCCGTCGTTCGACGACGGATCGCGCGAGCTCAACGACCCCACGTACAAGTTCTACATGGTCCCGACGAGGTGGTATGTGTACGGCGACTCCGAGGGCAAGTACCGCAAGAACATCCACAGGTCGTGGTGCTTCTTCAGGAGACACGTCCCGACGAGCAAGATATACCAGCCGCAGTATAAGTGGCAGGGCCCTTCCGTTCCGCAGATGATCCTCGAGCGCCTGTACTCCGCAGAGGTGTGCGCGAACGAGTCGTCGATGCTCCTAAGAAGCAAGAGGACATTCGTCATGGAGGCGGACGTCCGCAAGATGACGGCGAACCCCGAATGGGGCAAGAAGTTCCTGAAAAACTGCTCCGCGAACGCCGACAACTGGGGCGTCAGGGTCGTGCCGCACAACTCGAACGCGAAGCAGATGGACTCATACCTGTCGGAGTGCATGCCGCTCACGACGGCGCAGTACGGAATCCTGTGCGCAGAGGTAGACATACCCGCGCCGAAGTTCATGATGGCGCAGCTCACAGGGTTCGCTAACAGCGGAAACTACGAGGTGAAGCTGTACGCGCAGAAGGAGAAGATACTCCAGAAGAACGAGCTTATCCCGATAGTCAAGCAGACGTGCCGCATAGCGACTGCGTGCCTTCGCGGGGAGTCGATTGACTTCGACGTGACGTTTGGAGACGTGGACGTGCCCACAGTCGAGGAACGCGCGGAGATCATGTACGAGGAGGCGAGGGCCGCCAAGTTCACCGCGGAGGCCGACGCCATAAAGAAGGGCGGCGTGAAGCCAAACAACCATCACTCGGACGTGCCTGGGGCCGAATAAACCCACTTGCGCTCCGGAAAAAAATATTGTAATATATTTGACGATGAGCAAAAAGAAGATAGACGCGAACGGATTCGTGACGTTCAGGGACTGCAAGTTCTTCTGCGAATGCGTTTGCCAGTATCTGGGCAAGGAGATCGACCCAGCGGGGCAGTTCGGCCTCAAGCCGAACGGCATATACAACGTGTATCGCCCCGTCTCGGAGATATCCAAGAGGGAGTTCATCGAATCGTTGAACGCGAAGCCACTGCTCGACGACCACACCGTGATCGGCAACGTCGGCGGAATGGAATCCCCCGACTCGAAGCGCGAGGCCGGAGTGCTCACGGAGGTGAAGCTCGTCGGAAACGAGCTCAGGGGGCGCATCGACGTCTGGTCCCCGTCGCTCCTCGACAAGATAAGGCATGGCAAGAGGGAGCTTTCGCTCGCATACTCGTGTTCGTTCACGCCGAGCAGGGGCGTGTTCAACGGCGAGAAGTACGATTTCATCCAGTCCGACCTCAAATGCGGAAATCATTTGGCGTTGGTTGACGAGGCAAGGAACGGTCCCGGTTGCCGCGTCACGGACGGGGTGTTCGCTCGGGACGAAAAGATAACACTGGAGAACTCCGAAATGGACATCAGCAAACTCTCCAAGGATGAGGTTATCGAAGCCCTCAAGGGTTGCTCCGACGAAGTC